CAAAACACCAATCCTTGAAGGCTCAATGGAATACAAACAATTAGGCATGACAAACCAAGATGCCGAATGGTTACAAAGTCGAACCTTCACAATTTCCGATATAGCCCGAATCTACAACATAAGCCCGATTTTCCTACAAGACTATTCAAATAGTAGTTATGCGAATTTCAGTGAGGCTAGTAGAGCGTTCTTATCACAAACCTTGCGCCCATGGCTGACTAACTTTGAACAACAGCTTAAAGATGCCTTAATGATTGACTTAACGAGCAGTAGCAAGAAACGGCACTTAATCGAATTTGACACAAGCGACTTACTCCGCACCAGTCAAAGCGAACGTTTCAATAGTTATGATGTGGCGATTAAAGCGGGCGTAATGTCACCTAATGAAGTGCGCAGACGTGAAGGCTTGCCGCCTTATGCTGGCGGTGATGAATTCAGCCAAGCATGGAAACAAACCGTAGAAGTTAAACGCAATGATAGCGGAAACAATAACGAGGTGAACGATGCCTAGAATGATTAGAGCCGGTAAATATAACAAATCTGTGATTTTACAACGGCGAGACTATGAGAAAGAGCGAAAAAGTGGTTATGGCTCATCAAGACCTTTTTGGAAGAAATTTGCCGAAGTAAGAGCAAGTGTAGAACCACTACAAGGTAGAGAGTATTTTAGCGGCCCATTTCAAATGGGGGAAAACATTGTGAGAGTTAGAATTCGTTACATTGAGGGCGTTACCAGGAAAATGCGTATTAGATACGGAAACCGTGTATTTGATATTTATTCGGTTATTGACAGCATGGAGTCACACAGAGAATTACAGCTAATGTGTAAAGAGGGTGAGGCTTATAAAGGTGGTGATGATTATGTCGAGTATTAATTTAACGATTGATGAAATTAAGCAACATTTAAACGTAGATCATGATTTAGATGATGGCTTAATCGAAAGCTATAAGGTCGCAGCCTTTGAAGTATGCCAAAAGCATATAGGGAAAACCTTTAGTGATGAAGAAACAGAAAACACCGTTCCTTTTACCCCAGCTATAAAAGTGGGCTGCTTAATGTATATCGGGCATTTATACAGTAACCGAGAAATAACAACGGATACGCAGCAAACAATAATCCCAATGACAATTAAATCATTATGGGATGTTTATCGTGAGCCTTGCGCTTACTAAGGATTTAGTAACCGATATGCCTTATCAACCGTTAAGACGTTGTAGCTTTCCAGGATGTAAAAACAAAGTGAGGTCAGGCAGATGTGAAGAACATAAGCCCAAAGACACAAGAGCCAGCAGTAGCGCGCGAGGATATGACCATAAGTGGAGCAAGTACCGCGCGCAATACTTACGCTTTCATCCGCTTTGTGTAATGTGTTTAGAAAAAGGAATCTACACACCCGCAACGGTGATAGACCATATTAAGCCAGTAGAGAACGGGCAGGCAGACCCTCTATTCTGGGTTGAATCTAATCATCAAGCTTTATGCCGAAATTGTCACAGTTACAAAACACGAGTAATAGACCAACGCGGATTTGGTGCGAAGAAGTAAACCGTTTCGATATCGCAACAACTGAATTATGGTGATATATCCACAGTTGAGTTATGGTCATATGGTAACAACTAAGCCAACCAATCCAAATTTGGATTGGTATAAATTTTGAACAAAATCCAACTTTGGACTTTGCTTTAAATTAAATGATTACAAAAAGACAATTTGAACAGGTGGGGGGGAGTTTTTGAAAGAAAGTGGCAACCCTTCGGAACCGCCCCCCCCAACTCAATTTTTACGCAAGGCAATTTTTTTGAAAATAAGGAAATGTATGAGTAAGAGAAGAAACTATAAAACCCCTGATTTTTTAGATGGTATCGCTAAAGCCCAATGGAAAAGCCGAATTAAACAACTTTCAGAGCGTGGCGATATTAAAGCAGAAGATTTAACGAATCTTGAAATTTATTGCGAAAACTACGCAATTTGGCGTCATTCCGTAGCAGATTTAGCCAAAAATGGCTTCATTATTGTGAATAGTCAAGGCACTCAATCAAGAAATCCAGCCTTATCAGCGAAAGCAGATGCCGAAAAAGTGATGATTAAGATGTCATCTTTGCTAGGTTTCGACCCTGTCAGCCGCAGAAAAAATCCTATTGAAGTAGATGAAGAAGATGCGATAGATGAAATCCTAACTATGTAGGCGAAATATGGAAATATGGCAAGCATACGCAGAGAAAATCAAATCGGGTGAGTTAGTGGCTTGTAAGAAGATAAAACAAGCCGTAGAGCGTTATTTTAACGATTTAAACAATCCCGATTATTTCTTTGATGATGGAGCAGTTAATAAGTTTTTAGCTTTCTCGAAACTATGCCCGCACGTTAAAGGACACTTACGCGGACAGCCTATTATTCTTTCTGATTGGCAAGTCTTTCTCTTTGCCAACATTCTAGGCTTTAAGCGTAAAGACACAGGATTAAGAAAATATCGTTCCGCTTACGTTCAAGTAGCAAGAAAGAACGCTAAATCAACGATAGCAGCCGTTTTAGCTAATTGGTTTCTAGTGATGGAAGGCGGACAACAGGATATATACACCGCAGCCGTTAGCCGAGATCAAGCAAGGATAGTTTTTGATGATGCTCGTCAAATGTGCTTACTTTCAGTTCCATTGAAAAAACGCCTTAACATTCAACAACACAAGCTAATCAATCCAAAGAACAATAGCATTATGCGACCGCTTGCCGCTAAATCCTCAACGATTGAAGGAACTAACCCTAGTTTAGCTATTGTAGATGAATATCACCTACACGCAGACAACAGCGTATATAGCGCGTTAGAGCTAGGGCAAGGCGCACGCCCTGAAGGTTTACTCTTTGCTATTACAACAGCAGGAAGTAACGTTATTTCAGCCTGTAAACAGCATTATGATTATTGCGCTCAAATCCTTGAAGGAAATGAGCAGAATGACAGCTTATTTGTGTTGATTTTTGAGTTAGACGAAGAAAACGAAATCGACAATCAAGAGAACTGGATAAAAGCAAATCCGAATATAGGTAAATCCATTCCTTACCTTGATTTTGAGAACACTATCAAGAAGGCTAGGGGGATTCCGTCCGAATGGGTAGAAATGCTAACTAAACGCTTTAATGTATGGTGTCAAGGCTCTACGCCGTGGCTAGGTGATGGAAACTGGGCGCAATGCGAACGGAAGTACACTGAAAGCGATTTACTTCATCAAGATTGCTATTTAGGGCTGGATTTATCAAGTACCAACGACTTAACAAGCCTTTGTTATACATTCCCACACGGAAACAAAGTGCGCTTGCTTACACGACACTACATTCCAGAATTTCAGCTTAACAACGTGGCAAATAAAAACCGCGCAATGTATCGAAACTGGGTGCGCAGTGGTTGGTTAATAGCAACGGAAGGGGATTGTATCGACTACGATAAAATCAGAGATGATATTCTGAAAGATGCTGAACGTTTCAATATCAAAATGACAGGCTTTGACGTATGGAACGCAACCCATTTACGAACACAATTACAAGCGGCGGGGCTTGAAGTAGAGCCATTCCCGCAAACATACCAACGATTTAGCCCAGTGGCAAAAAGTGCGGAAGTTTTAATAAACAGACAGATGATAGAACACAACGGCGATCCGGTGCTGGCGTGGGCTTTATCAAATGTAGTTATGGAAACAGATGCGAACGCTAATATTAAACCGAACAAGAAGAAAGCCGCAAACAAGATAGACCCAGCAGTCGCCTTCCTAATGTCTTTCGGCACTTATCAACTTGAATACGGTGATCTGATTTTCGAACTATCAGACGAACACAAACACGCATTAGAACAATTTAATGGTATTGATTTATAACTACAGAGGGAAACTATGGCAGTTCAAATAAAAGGCTTAAAAGAACTTGAGCAAAACTTAAAAAAACTAAATAAGGATATAAACAAAGTCGCGGCAAAAGCAATCAGAAAAGGACTAAATAGCGCGGCTAAATCGATTGAAAAAACAATCAAGCCGAATGTTCCAACGTTGAAGAGTAGCACTAATTTCCGACAAAAAGGAACTATTAAAAACAACGTTCGACATAAAACAAGGGTAGCCAAAGATGGCTTAAGTGGTATCACTGCAATTCGAGTTATGCGAACAAACGGCCGTAGAATGGCAAAAATTGGAGAAAATACGCGAGATAAATCAGATCCGTTTTACTGGTGGATGGTTGAATATGGCACAGTAAAAATGAAAGGTCGCCATTATATGGAAAAAGGCTTTAAATCTGGTGAGGCACAGGCTCTAAGAATCGCAAAAGAAGTTGCAGAAGAAGAATTAAAAAAAGCGTTTAAATAATAGAAAAGCCCGACATTTCACAATGTTGGGCTATTTTGTCTAAAAACTTACATGCAGGACGCGATTAGGCACTTGTAGATCGCAGCTCCTTAAAGTTTGCGGCAAACTTCCGAAAAAGTAAGCCGCTCACGTTTAGAAGACTTTGAAAATATTCCTAAATTCAAAGTCGAGTTTATTATACTTTCTTTGCTAGAAATAATAAACAACCGTAACTAAACGTAGTTAAACTTTATAATTAAATTTGTTATAATAGAACAAAATTTAATCAGGTTTCTGATTAATAATTAGAGCGTTAGAAACAGAAAAGCCACCGTATAAACGATGGCTTGAATTAAAGAGCCTACACTTACCTAAACTAACAACCAATACAGCGCATCTAGGCTGATCCCCGAAAGCAAAGAACCTTACTTTGTTGATGCGCTCCCTCAAATAAGGACTAAATGCGAAAGGGGCGTTTATGGCAGATCTGAAGGTATTACCACAAAAAGCATATTCAATAAAAGACGTGATTGAATATGTAGCGCATGAATATAAAGTTTCATTGAACGAAAAAAATTTACTTAATTACATAAAAGAAGGTGAATTAATAGCCTCAATTTATATTGAAGGCAATAAGGAAAAGATAAAACGCATAGATTTTTTAGATGCTGAAATTAAGATCTTTCCTGAAAATTCATTTTTGACAGTTAAGCAATCTAAAGAAAAACTAATTAAAGTAAGTGAGACTATTTATGGAACAAGTATTTATGATGAACAAAATATGGCAAATGTTTCTTTTTGTATAAAAAATGAAGATACTAGTTTTATAGATAAATTAGAAAACATTTCCTTTGAAGAACTTCGACTGGTAAGGTATTTAGGTTATTTCAAAATTCCAAAGGAGACTCTTTTTATAAATATAGATGAAATATTTGATGATTCATTTCTGTTGCCGCCAGTTCTAAATCTATTGTCAAATGACTCTAATATTTCAATAAAATTAGTTTCATTTCCAGAAAATGTAAAAATAAGAATAAATAGTCTTTATATATTACATGATGATTTGATAAGTTTTCTTAGTTCTAAATTGAAGAATGAAATAAATTTGACTAATTATGAAAATGAAATAAAAAATTTACAACAACAATTAGAGGAAAAGAACCGCGAAATAGAAGATCTTAAATTTGCCATTGATAAAGAAAACCGCCCAATATTACTAAATAAGTTCATGGAGAACGATCGTTTGGCATTGGCAATTCAAGCAAGAAAAGAGTATTGGTCAAACTATAATCCAGATTTGAACAATGCACCTAAAGCAGCACCAACAGCACTGGAAATAAAAGACAAGTACAAGCTTTCCCAAAAACAAGCAGAAGCAATAGAAATTATTGCTTGCCCTATCAATCGTAACTAATTGATTTTATAGCCCTCATAGTAAAGGGTGATAGCAAAAGTTAACTATCACCCTATTGCTATAACCCCACCTAAATCATTTCTAATGCCCTCCGTAGCTACAACCTAGCGCGGTCAATTTAAACCGCATGTAATCAATCATAAAACGAGGGCTAAAAATGGAAACCCAATCTAAAAAACTCATCCCCGGCAAAGCCGTTTGTCGCATTGTTGGCTTTCAGCGTACCAAACTTAACAAATTGGTAAGCGCTAAACAATTCCCGCAACCAATCCGCTTTTCACAAAACTTTGTCCGTTGGGACTTAGAAGAAGTGAATCAATGGATTGAAGAACAAAAAGCCGCACGCGCTTAATGGAGAGAATATGGCGACAAGATTAATGACAATCGCTAAAGAACTTATTCTAAAACCGAAAACAGGTATTAGTGAGAAAGAAAGTTATTTTAACGTTCATTTCCTAAATGCTCGTAATGAGGTAAGCGAAATTCAGCGAATTCTTGATATTGAATTGAATAAAGCTCGTGAGATTTCAGAAGCAGGGAGACACTACACCCGATACACCGTAAAAGATGGCGATCAGATACGCAAAATCGCCAACCTTTACAACGAAAAACTACGCTATCAGCAAGAAAAACTGAATCGTTGTTTAGATATTCCATTTTTCACTGAAAGCAATATTCAACATTCAATTAATTTATTAGGAGGTATCCAATGAATCTTCAGGAAAAATTTGAGCAGGAATATAAAACTGCTCCATTGACTATCACACAGAAATTAGTTTATCCGCATTTCGTCATAAATTACTCAGAAGAATTTGATTTGTTTTATTCAGTATTTAACTTGGATAAAAACAATACTTTTTGTGATGAGGTTGGCACTGAAGCACTAGATGCTTTGTTATCCGGCATAGCAATTAAACAAAGCACTTGCGAAATTCCGCTATTAGTGACTAAACAGGATTTAGATTTGATTTACTCGTTAGAGACTTCAAACCCGATTATTAATCTTGATGAGCAATATCAAACATTACAGTAAAAAAAAGCCCACGTTAGCGCGCGGGCTTATATCATGGAGTTTAATCATGAATATAATTTATGTAAATTATAAACAATGTGAAAATAATTACAATACATTTCGCTTTACAAAGTGCGGTCAAATTTGCGAGTATATTTATGCCTTAGCAAAATCTAAGGCCAGCCGTGGAAAGCTGAACTATTTATCACAGGCGAACGACAGCACGCCACAGAACCGTGCTTTTTTTGTTCGTAACATTCGCACACCAAAAGAATATGCGGATTTTGATTTACATATAAATCCGATCATTCTCTCAATGGTAGAGCGTAATGAGCCGTCTATGACGGGCTGTCTTCCTGTGATGGCAGTTTTCCACCTTGTTACGTTCTACCGCCCGACCGTGGAAAGTCTAGCGGTAGATTCTGAAAATTTATCACAGGAATCTACGCAAATGTATCAATTCATCTTCGCAGCTATTCGCCGTACTGATTTATCAAATCATCTTCAAAAAATCCGTATTACCGCTGATAGCGAACGCAACGCACGCGCTAAGCTTGCCCGTGAGTTCGTCTTAG